AACTGGAGGAGGCTCGAGCCGGTCGGTGCCACGAGGCGGTAATTGTCCAGGCGCGAAAAGTTCAGGGTTCCGGTCGGCTGGAGCTTTGAAGTATCAAGACAATACGGAATGAGTGCGACGGGCGCCACATATCCCATATTGTTGTAGCCGTACGGGGTGTGGTAGTACTGGGTAACGTCCTGCCACTGCAGCATAGATCGAGAGTCTCCAACATCGACGCCATTGATCTGCGTCTTAAGGTAGTAAGAAGCGGCCGTGGGGTATCCCGCCGTCTGGGTCTGCTGGTAAGCGGTCGAGTAGTTGTTGGAAAGGAAGGCGATGTACTTGACTGGCTGCGCAATGGAAATTTCCTGGTAATTCGAAGCCTGAATTAGGATACGCTGGACTTGGGTCACGAGCATATCCTGTGTCGTCTTGGTGAAGTAGTCGCGCTCAACCTGGTCCAGGAACACGAAATTGCACCAGGCTTCATACTGGAGCTGCTGGTACGTGCCGTTGAAACCGGTCGTAGATACGGTGATGCCCGCCGGAAGTGGAAGCGTCGGGTCAATGAACTGGAGACCCGTGCTCGCTCCCGATGTGGTATTGGACGTCTGCGACTGGACGGGGAACTGGATCTCGATGGTGGCTGTTCCAGAACCTGAGAACGTACCGTTGGTCGCCAAGACCTGGTTTACGGTTACTGGACCCGTGTACTGGGTGCCCAGAACAGTCATGCCGACCGCGACCGTCTTGATTGCACTGTTTATAGCTTGGAGTGAAATTATAGCCGCTCCCTGGCGATCGACCTGCGGCTGACCGGCCGACGTGATCTGAGCCTGAATCTGGCCCTGGGGAACAAGAGCAAATTGACAGTACTGGGCGAATACAGTCGTGGGGGCGGCGGCCGAATAAGTAACCTGCAACTGACCGGAAGTGGAGGCGGCCGAGTAAGGATTTGTGAGGGTCGCCGGGGAGGCCACTCCTGACATACTCGCGGGGATATATACAGAGTATCCTCTTGTTGGTGTTGTGGCGAGGGCTCCGTTTTGGGTCACCTGGCCGATGGTGGCGGCGGTGGCCGTGCCTCCTCCCGCTGTGAAAGACCCGCTAGTAATTCCTGCCGTCGCTGTCGTGATAACGCCAGTCAGATAAGTTGTAGGAATGAATGAAAGAGTCAAGGACGCAGATGCGTAGTATCCGTTCTCGGTCGAGACGGTTGGTGACGTCGCTGAAAGGAGAAGATTCGTGTTGATCGCGACCAGAGTCTGGGTGGCCGTTGAATAAACATTGTTCACTGTGGCTATTGGAATGTTCGCAAATTGACCAACCACCATACCGCCCATGGTCATGCCGACGCTAATCGGCAGGGTCGGCTGGGAACCTAGCAGAAGGTTCAGAACCGGGAAATAAGGTGAGAAAGTAACCAATGTAGAACTCTGTAGAGCCTGCTGACCTGCCGTCATCGTGGGTGCAGCGACGACGCCGTTCGTTACGGCACCTAGGGCCGTGATGGTTGCGAGCGCCACTCCTGCAGACTGATAAGAAATTGCAGAAATTTGGTAAAATGTAACACCGGTTATAGCAGTTGCGCCGCCTGTAAGAGCGCCGCTGCTGATGATGGAGTTCACCGCCAAGGGGGCGCCATTGGTGAGACCGCCAATGCCATAAATGGGGACATTTGGAATTGTCACGGCGGTGGTTGTCGACTGGATACTTCCGACTGGTGCTAGAGCTACAGTTCCTGCAGGGATGGCTGCAGTGGTTGTCGTACTTGCACAAGGGAAATAGACGCTGAACGCCGTCTGTGAACCGGGCGTTGTGCTGTTCAGCCCGTTGATGTACCCCACGCCGTTGTATCCCGGAAGGCCTGAAATGGACATGCCGAAAGTAAGATAAGAGGTGGCCGGTATTACGACGGTGCTGTACCCGAGCTGCTGGCTCCCAGAACCAGATGGCGTCGCTGCCGTGCTCGTGATTGAGACGCTGGAAGGCTGAGAAAGGACGGTGTCGACGGCGGGTGCGGTGGGCGCCTGGTTTCCTGCATATGTAACAACTATACTGGTCACATAGCCGTTAGTAAGGTTCACGGTCGTCACGGCGCCGAATGTGCTCGTTCCGGCCACACCAGCCGCAAGAACCTGGCCAATGTAAATCTGGCCGCCGATGATTGTAGACGAGGCACCACCGGAATTGTTGACGGTGTATGTGATTGCCGCGGTTCCCGTGCCTGACGAGTAAGTGAGGCGGACCGCCTGGGACGCCGCGGGCGCCGAGAAACCGTAAATTCCTGTGGAAATTGAAGTCGCCGTCGTGGATGCCGCAAAACAGACCGTGAAGGCCGTTATGGGTCCAGAAGCGGCGGTAACGGCGGTCACGTACCCAGATCCAGCTGAACCCGGAAGGTTGGTGCAGAACATACCAGGCGTCAGGTAACCAGTAACGGTCGCTCCAGTGTAAGCCTGTGTAAAGCCAGTGGCCCCTGCAGACGCAATCGTCACTGCAGCCGGCGCTCCCACGCACCCTCCTGTGAGGGTGGTGGTGGTCTGGTTGTATGGCACCGTCGAGTAGGCTGGAATGGCCGTCGCTGCAAGAGAAGAGACCACCGGGGCCGTCTGGAATGTTCCAATGAATGTTCCGGATGTGCTGGAGCTGGGCGAAACTGAGACGACGGTCAAGAACCCCGTGCCGGTGAGGGCGGTGCTGGTGTCGAACTGCATACCAGCCACGAGCTGGAAATTAGCTCCAGAATAAGTGAAAGGATTTGATTGCCAAGTGCTTATCTGCGAAAGAGTGCCGTTGCTTATGGTGGCCGAGATAAACCCAGAGCTACCCACAGTGGTCGCGCCCGTAATTGGGTTGGCCAAGCTCAGTGCCGTGGAGATGCCTGCGGCCGAGTAAGAGGTCGAGTAAATCTCATAACCCACACGGTATCCCAGATTGTTGTTCCAGGTGATCCGGATCTCGACGTCATGGAACTGGAGGGCCACAAGTGGAATAGAAGACGTCCAGTCCTTGCAGAAGAAGAATTTAAGAGGCAAAAAGCCGTTGAGGACGTTTGTGAGGCCCGTGGGGTTGGTGTTGAGGTAACGGGTCGAATAGGTCTGGGCGCCTGGGACGGCCTCGACCTGTGTCATCCAGACCATATCCTGGGTGTCGATCACCTGACCACCTACGAGCAACTCCAGCTTATCAATCACCTTGGACCAGTCAACACCTGGAACGACGGCGCCGGTCGTGTCCTTGCCCACAAAGTATACATAGTTCATAAGGTCACCCTTCTTTTCAAAACGAATGGTCGATATGCCACCAGGGAGCGGCGTCCCCTGAATTATTTGCCGCTCGGCCGACGCCGAGTAGTGGGTGTGGCGCTTGTAATTTGAGCGATAAAAGGAAATCTCCGGCTTGCCAGTCAGCCACTCGTCCTGAGCGCCGACGGCAACAAGTTGAACAATGCCTCCGGACATCTTGTACTATTTTGCTAGAAAATAAAACATCGCCCTTTACCAATTATCTCGTCCTTCGGTGCGGCCCCTGGAGAGTCTATGGCGAAACCACCCTCTTCATAGACCAGTCGGCGCTTTCGGGCCATTGAAAAAAAGACGGACCAGTTGTCGACAATGTCATAGATCAAAGGATCATTCAATTTTCCGGGCGTCTCTCGCATGATTCTGCCGATCGACTGCTTGATGTCGCTCTTGGGTGTCGCCAGGATCACGGTGTCTAGGGCCGGTATGTCCAGACCCTCCTGGGCCAACTGGAATGTCGCTATCACCACTGGCTTTTCAGCCGCCAAAGCAAGCTCGGCCTCTTTCCGGCCACCGATGTAGAGTCCAGACTGGGCTCCTATTTTCTCATGCAAATAAAAGCAATGTTCCCTTCGGTCAGTCAAAACAAGGACACGTCTAGGGGGCGTGGAGGAAATGGCCTCGGTGATGGTATTCAGGATGAGCTCGTTCCTAGCCTCGAGTTCAGTCACCTGGTTGATCATCCCTGCCATGTTAATCTTTCCAAAGCGCGTTACGGGGGGTGCTTCGCGAAAGGTTTCATCGGTATAATTCAAAATCTTGACGCGCGTCGTCTTTTGGGCCGTCCGTTCGATCCTGAAAAACTCGGGACCCAGGAACCAATACAAGAGCCGCGTAAGCCCGTCTTTTCGTTCTGGGGTGGCCGTAAGCCCGAGAGTAAATCTGGGACAAATTTTAAACATAAATTGAGAGAATGCTGGTGCACCGATGTGGTGAGCCTCATCCACAATCAAGAGCCCTACTGAATCAAAGGCATCCACCGGGAACTCCCTTTGGCACATGGTCTGGATGAGAGCAATTACAAAATCCTTCCCTTCGACATCGAATGTGTCGCCCTGAACCCTACCGATGGTCGCTCCTGGACAAAAGTCTGTGATCCGGTCCCTCAATTGATTCGCAAGGAACT